GGCGAACAAGCTGTGTTCGATGGTGTTGTCGGTGGCAAACTCTGATGGAACTAAAGGATTACCTGTACTCAATCAACCAGTCTAAAAAAGATATCTGGGATCCCGACGATCACAAAAACTATCCACCCTTTGTGATCAACCGTTGTCTCTCAGGACACCTGGACTGCATTCTGCACGCTAATGAGATGAATTTTGCTCATCATCTCGATAAAAAAATGCAGTATGACTACTACATAAATACTCTGAGACCTCGGAAGAGATTTTCTCCGTGGTTGAAGCAGTCAAAACTTGACGATCTTGAAGCTGTAAAGACTTACTATGGTTATAGTAATGAGAAAGCACGACAAGCATTGCAGGTATTGACCACCTCTCAAATCACTGAGATTAAATCCTTAATTGACACTGGTGGCAACAGATGAGCGAAGAATTTGTACAATGGGACGAGACGCAAATGGTCGAAGTCGTGCTTGGGGAACCTGATGATTTCCTGAAAGTACGAGAGACCTTGACTCGCATTGGAGTCGCTTCTCGTAAGGAGAAAAAGATTTACCAATCTTGTCATATCTTACACAAGCGTGGTAAGTATTATATTGTCCACTTCAAAGAGCTGTTTGCTCTGGACGGAAAGCAAACCAATCTTAGTATTAACGATATCCAAAGAAGAAACAGAATCGTTCAACTTCTGGTTGATTGGGGTCTTGTCACGATCACTGAGGTTGGTAAAGAAAAAATTACTAATGTTGCGCCTTTGAATCAAATCAAAGTGCTTGCTTTTAAAGAAAAGAGCGAGTGGATTCTTGAATCTAAGTACAATATTGGCAAGAAAAAGACTGCTGAGACTTGATTATGCTTTCTATATCGGATTTTTCAGAGAGATTTATCACTGATGACTCTCTGAAAAAGCTTTTTGAACTCAATCCAAATCGAAAAGAATACACTGAGGTTATAACTCCCGATTATCCTCAGTACAAGTACCTGTTTGTAGAAAATCTGCACCTGAATCCATATGATATCAGGGATTATCTAATGAACAGCTCTTATATTGCATCTACAAACCTCCTGGTAAAAGAAAAAACAGGAGCTCCTGGTATGCAGCAACCTATTGGTAACGAATGGGTTAAAAATTATCTCCTTTATTGTAGAGAAAGTTTACTCAATCATAAAATTACTAAGAAGGCTATCCGTTGGCAAGACTTCCAGTGTTATTGTAATATCTTCTGGGCAAGTATGAAGTCGATGAATAGCAATTATCGACCACACGTGGATCCTGGTGATATGGCATTTAACTATTTCTTGTCAGATGATCTAGATTCGAGTGACGGAACTGGTATGTATAGTATCAACATTGATGGAAACGAGTGGATGGACGTTCGCCATCTTCAGACTGAAGTTGAGAAAAGACCAGATCGTGATCAATTCCTCAAGAAACTTGAAAAAGTTCTTGATAAAGGACGAGTTGGTGTTGGCAAAACTACTAACTATCAAAGATTCGATGGAGATGAAAATTTCACATTGAAAGGAGTTGTTCCTTCTGGATTTAATTGTCTTAGTGCATACCGTGGTTCTGTATATCATAGTGCATTCTATGATCCAACCAAATATCCAGATGATCATTGTCGATATTCTCTTGTAGCAATGCTTGCATTGACTATGCCAGGAGTAGGTAACTCATTTCAGAAAAAATGAAAATTAGAATTTTAAAAGAAGACTGTGACATTTCTGCAGCAGAGGATCGTTCACTGCCGTGCACAGCTTTCTTGATTGGTTATGAAAACGAAGGTCGAATGTGTTACGATATTGCTATGTCATCTAAGAAAGTTGACATCTTTGACCATTACTGGGACAAGTATCGCAATGTAAAGTCTATGGTTCAGACAGAAGGTAGAATTAGTCCAAAGCTTTGGACTCCGCCTAAATAATTTGTCGCCTTTTCGTGCGCGACATCTCTACGACGGATTCGCTACCCATTGTAGAAGGAGGGTTATCCGCCCTCCTTTTTTAATGCTTTCTGTTATAATTACTATTGGATGCCTTCGGGGTCCACACAACACAAACTCGCTTAATAGGAGCTACAATAATGAGAGCATACAGGTATACTGCTGCGGATATGCCCGAGCTGATGGACAAGATCGTCAAGTACTCTATCGGTGCTGAGGATTGGTTCGATCGCGTCGGAGCACTGCACGAAACTACCAAGAACTATCCGCCTTACAACGTTATTCACGAATCAAATGTGAAGACTGTTGTTGAAATCGCCCTAGCTGGTTTCAAGAAAGCGGAAGTCTTTGTCTACACCGAACACGGTAAGCTTTTTGTCGAAGGGCAGAAAGAAGATAAAGAAACTGATGTGAATTATTCCCATAAGGGAATTGCCCAACGTAGCTTCACCCGATCCTGGACCCTAACAGAAGATTGGAGAGTGGATGGTGTGGAATTTGAGGATGGTCTGCTTAGTATTGCTCTGCAGAAAGTGGTTCCCGAGCACTTCCAACGTCAGGACTTCCTCTAAATATCTTTGACTCCCTGCGTGCCACCCCAGGACTCCTTGACTTCGGTCAAGGGGTCCTTTATAATGGAAATTCGATTACAACTACTATGTCTATCCAACTGATTCTGATGAAAAGCGGTGAGGAAGTCATCGCTGATGTGTATGAGACTCGTTCTGAGACCAGTGACGACGTTGGTTTTATCCTGCGTGACCCTCAGATCGTGCGTATTATGAAGAATATGGAAGACCCAGAGAAAGGTCCCAACGTTACCTTTGAAAGCTGGGCACCTCTGTCTTCTGAGAAGCGATTCCTCGTTAAGGAACATAGCTTCATCACTATTACTACACCTTTGCAACCCCTGATTGATCATTATGTCGAGCGATTCGGAGAATTCGATGAGCAGCTCTCTCCAGATTCTGCTGCTGAAGAACAACAAAGTGCTTCTGACGCAACTGGAGGAGACGGGGACTGAGATCCCTGGTGAACCTGACGTTCTCCTCGTCAAACCTTATGAACTAGACGAGGAAGGAACCTTGACACGGTTCCTCAAGAGTGTTACCATACAAGATGAGATGATGATCCATAGCGATTCGATTCTCACAATTGTCGAACCAAACCAGTATCTAGTTAAAGCTTACAATGAAATTCTACAAGAACGTTGATCAAGTTGGTGATCGCATTCTTGTACGTGGGTGGGATGGAATGAAGGAGGTTCGCCTCCGTGATGAATTCTATCCCACTCTTTATGTGAAGAGTCAAGAGGAGACAGGGTATACCACACTTGAGGGTCACCCTGTCAAATCTATTCGACCTGGCGGCATCCGTGACTGCAGAGAATTCTGCAAACGTTATGAAGATGTCGAAAACTTTACTGTGTATGGCAATCAGGCATACCTTTATCAATGGATCAGCGACAACTTCCCTGGTGAAGTCAAGTATGATCCTAGTAAGATCCGTGTGTTTACGATCGATATTGAAACCGCAGCTGAGAATGGTTTCCCCGACATTGAGTCAGCTGATCAGGAGATCTTACTAATCACAGTCAAGGACAGTTACACTGGGATCTATCACGTTTGGGGTTCACGCCCCTTCCAGACCCCACAGGCTGATGTATCGTACACACATTGTGCTGATGAGCAGGAACTACTTCAGAGGTATCTCGCTTGGTGGACCGAGAACTATCCAGATGTAATTACAGGATGGAACGTTCAACTGTTCGACGTTCCATATATTTGTAACCGTCTGTCTCGTATTCTTGGAGAAAAGACTACGAAACTCTTTTCACCTTGGAAGCTTCTACGTTCCCGTGAAATTTATATTCAAGGTCGTAAGAACATCTCTTTTGGTGTTTCGGGAATTACGGTGTTGGACTACCTGGATTTGTATAAGAAATTTACTTATACGAACCAGGAGTCCTATCGCCTAGATCATATTGCTTTCGTCGAACTAGGGTCAAAGAAACTTGATCATAGTGAACACGATACATTCAAAGAGTTCTACACGAACGATTGGAAAAAGTTCGTGGAGTATAATATTCACGACGTTCGTCTTGTCGATCAATTGGAAGACAAGATGAAGCTGATGGATCTCGCATTCACCCTGGCATATGATGCTAAGGTAAACCTAGAGGACGTGTTCTCGCAGGTGAGAATGTGGGATGCCATTATCTACAACTATCTGCGCGGGAAGAACATTGCTATTCCTCCTAAGAATCGTCAGGAAAAATCTGACAAGTATGCAGGTGCATACGTTAAGGAACCTATCCCAGGAATCTATGACTGGGTGGTAAACTTCGACCTTAACTCTCTGTATCCGCACTTGATTATGCAGTACAACATCTCGCCAGAGACGCTTATGGATACACGTCATCCTAAAGCTACTGTTGATGGACTCCTTAATAAAAAGGTTGACATCGATGGTGACTATTGCGTATGTGCTAACGGTGCTCAGTATCGTAAGGACGTGCGTGGTTTCTTACCCGAACTTATGGAGAAAATCTATGATGAACGAAAGATTTACAAGCGTAAGATGTTGGATGCAAAACAAGAATACGAAACTTCTCAAACCCTGGATGTTCAAAAGAGAATTTCTCGATATAACAACTTCCAGATGGCAAGGAAGATTCAACTCAACTCCGCCTATGGTGCCATCGGTAACGAATACTTCCGATACTACAAGCTGGCGAATGCTGAAGCGATTACTCTCAGTGGTCAAGTCTCGATTAGGTGGATTGAAAACAAAATCAACCAATACCTAAATAAAACGCTCAGCACGGAGGGTGAGGATTATGTCATCGCATCTGACACTGACTCAATCTATCTTAATATGGGACCTCTTGTTAGTAAATTCTTTACTAGTAAGTCTGGCGATAAAACAGCAATTGTTCGTATACTTGACAAGATCTGCCAAGAGAAGCTGGAACCATTCATCGAATCCAGTTATCAGGAACTTGCGGATTATGTTCAGGCATATGAACAAAAAATGATTATGAAGCGTGAGAATATCGCTGATCGTGGTATCTGGACTGCG